AAAATGATTTATCGTAAACCGAATGGTGACTTGAACTTAGATATTGATGCGGTGGTGAAGAAGTACCCTGAGATTGCAGGGGCAAGTGGTGACGACGCTGAACAAAGAGTAATTAGTGTAGCCTTGGTGCCATACCTGATTGAAGATATTAGGCGTAAAGACTTGTTTATAAAGGTTTGTTTGGTAGGCTTAATTCTAATCCAAGTTATACATCTTATTTAAGGAGTTGATAATATGAGAGAATTAAAGAGTAGAAGGTTTCTTATTGCTATTTTCTCGATATCTTGCCTTTTTCTTTTAGGTTATACTAAAGAAATAGATGTCGCTTCAGCTATTGCAGCTATTGCGATTGGCATAGCAGGAGCGAGTGCGGCTGACAGTTTCGTTCATGGAAAGACAGAAAGGAATAAAGATGACATCACACGAAGCGAACGAAATCATGAGGTTGATAGATAAGATGGATACTTTTATTTGCGACCAGAAGAATTATAATGAAAGAAATGATGATGCTTTAGGGAGATTGATGCATTCAATATCCTCACTTGACAGAACAATTGCTGTAAGTAGCGAAAAACAAAGCACATCCGATAAGAATTTTGATAGAATATCACCAAAAATTGAATCTCTTTTAAGAGAAAACGCTGAACTTAGATCATCAATTAGAACACTTAAATTCCTTGTGCCACTAGCAATAACTATTTTAATAGCAGTGATTGGCTGGTCTATCGTCTCCCCAAAAGAACAACAAAAACTATATGTACAGGAGAGGCTAAATGAAAATCAGTGATCGTGGCTTAGAGTTAATAATGAGCTTCGAAGGGTTACAATTAGAAGCGTACCAATGCCAAGCGAAAGTTTGGACTATTGGTTATGGCCATACGAAAGACGTCAAAGAAAAAGACAAGATATCAAAAGATAAAGCGATCGAGTTATTGCTAGAAGATATAGAGAAGTTTGAAAATTACATATCAATTTCTGTTCATGTTGATTTGAAGCAATGTGAATTCGACGCTCTGGTTTCCTTCTGTTTCAATGTTGGAAAATTTGCATTCAAAAACAGCACACTTCTAAAAAAACTTAACAATAATCAATATAAAGAAGCCGCTGATGAGCTTTTAAGATGGAATAAAGTAAAAGGATTTGAAAATAAAGGACTCATAAAAAGAAGATTTATTGAACGCGATCTTTTTTTGGAGGCATTAAGATGAGTTTTATAGCAGAAATGGGAGAATTTTCGCAGTCTATTTTGGTGAAGTCTTATACTGCTGGTGCTTGGGTTGATGGACTTTATGTTGAAGGAACTCAAAGTTCAGTTGCTATTAATGCTATCATTCAGCCTATGGATGAAAAAACACTCCTCATGGCTCCTGAAGGCTTTCGAGCTGATGAGAGTCTGCTTGTAAAAACTGATAATGAAATAGCTATTCAATCAAAAGTTGAGATTTCAGGAGTAGATTATCTCGTTCTTGTATCTAAAAATTGGATGTCAATCTTTCCCCATTGGGTGCATATGTGCGAGAAGGTTAGGGTGCAATTATGAGTCTTCAAACCGATATAATCAATATCTACAAAGCAGCAAGAAGAGCGAGCGAGACTGTAATCTGGGAGAATTCAAATGTTCCAACAAACCAACGTCCCGATACTCCTTTTATCGCTTTATCTCTTTCAAATATCAGAAAACTTGGACTATCTGAAGATATCAACCTAAAAGAAACCGACGGAATAGGAGCGGCTGAGAGACTGAAATATACCCAGAGAAACCACTATGAAATGACAGTTAACTGTCAATATTTCTCTGAAGGCTTATTAGCTCAACTTGATGCAGAAACTCTTCAAGCAAGTCTAGATTCACGCTCAATCTATGAGTACATGCTTGGTCTTGATTCTGATATCAGAATAAAACGCTTTGGGCCAATAACTCTTTTGCCAAGAATCGTTCAAGCGTCCTTTGAGCCAAGAGCGCTTTTTGACTCTATTTTTAATGTGGCTATAAGTCGTGAAGAGCTTGTGAATTTTGTAGAAGTAATCGAAAATATGAGTGGAACAGTAGGAGACTATTCAAAAACTTTCGATATTATTTTATGATAGACTAAATATGTGTATTATGAAGGAGGAAAAAATATGAGTTATGAACTCGATCAAGTGGTTTCGGTCGCAGTGACCTTAGGAACTACAGGAATTTCGCAGGCGGGCTTTGGTATTCCGCTTATTGCTGGACCTAATGGAACAGCTACGTCCATTCAAACTATTTCTTCAGCTAGCGAGATGACGACTTCTTACGGGTACGTTATCACCGATCCTGAGTATCTTAAAGCTGTATCTCTTTTTGCTCAACAGCCAAGCGTATCTACGGTGCGGATTGTTACACTTCCTAATGGTGTATCAGGAACAGAGAAGCATTTTGAACCGACAGGAGTATGGAGCGCTTCAAGCTTTTCACTTGAAGTACAAGGAGAGACTGTCACTGAGGATTTTAGTACAGACGAAGATACTTCTTATGGTAATCTCGCAGCATCAATCGAAGCTCTTGACGATGTTTTTTCTGCATCATGGAACTCTATAGCAGGGAAGCTTGAAGTACTTTCTATTGATGGTTCCGCATTAAGCGTGAAGGTTCTTTCTTTTCCTACTGGCGTTACCGCCTTGTCTCAAGAAGTTCAGGTTGGCTCATCGACTATCGAAAGCGACCTTAACACTCTTACAGCTTCTGATAAAGAGTTTTACGCTCTTCTGATTGCGTCTGATGCTGATCCTGATATCAAATCAGCTTTATCATATGTGAATGCGAATTCCATGCTCGGATTCTTTAAGACGAATGATGTTCTCGCAGAAACGCCAAGTGAGACAGAATCTCTTGCTTATGATTTGAATCAGAGCAATGAAGATAGAGCAGTGTTGATTTATCAGCAATACTCACAACGCTTAGAGCAAGCGGACGCTGGTCTTGCAGGCATCGGTCTTCCTCAGATTGTTGGATCTATAACTTGGAAATTCAAGCAGCCTGTTGGCGTATCTCCAGTTATTGTAAGCGATGGCTCAAATGCTGAGCTTATTAGTAAGAAAGTTAATCTTGTTGTACGTACAAATTCAGCTAATTTCACAAAAGAAGGTACTTGCGCTTCTGGTGAGTTTATCGATATTATTCGTGGTATTGATTGGCTTGAAGCAAGAATTCAAGAGAATATTCTTTCTCTGAAATTGAATAACAGGAAAATTCCATATACAGCTGATGGTCTTGCTTTGATATCAAACAGCATTAGACAAGTCCTTCGTCTTGGAGTCAATAACGGCCTGCTTGCGACGTTTCAAATTACACTTCCTGAAATAGCAGATATAAGTTCTGTTGACCGTATCAATCGTGTACTTAAAGGAGTTACTTTCGTAGCAACTCTTCAAGGTGCAGTGCATAAAACCGAAATTACAGGCACTGTTTCAGTGTAAGAAAGGAGTAAATTATGGCAACAAATACCAGCTCACTTAAAGACGCGACTATTATTTTTGGTGGTGCAGTTTTGAGTGGTTTTTCAGATGGGGAATCTATTCGTATTTCTCGACGAGAAGCGAATGGAAGCTTGACGGTAGGTGCTGATGGTGAAGGATGCATGAACTTTCATAACGATAATTCGGTCGAAATTACCATCAACTTATTAGAGACTGCGTTATCGAACTCAATTATTTCTGCTATTTCTAATGTTCAAAAATTAGCCTCTGGTGGAGGTGTTCCTTTCGTATATTCGAACGGAGCTACCCTTTGTGAAGTAGCTCAGGCTTACGTTCAGAATCCTGGTGACTTAGCGCAAGGCAAAGAGCATCTCCAAAAGACGATCGTTCTTATTGGTATCGCCGACGTATTTATTGATGGTTCAGGCGTATGATAAGATAAATATACGATCACTCCTAGGAGCACTGTGATTTCGGTGCTTCTTTTTTTTTGAGTGGTCACACAGAAGGAGGATCTAATATGAGTTTCGCACACGGTCTTGAAGACCATGGTTTTGAAGAGCTTCGGGTAAAAGACTCGGTATTCTTTTGCAAGGATATGAGCGCTCTAAACGCGCTTAAGTTGTCGCATCGCTTAATGGGTTATTTGTCAGATACGATATCTGCGAGTATTGGTGGTAGCGAAAAAGATATTGATATAAGCTTAGCTATCAATAGTTTTTTATCAAAATGTGGTGAAGATGATTTTGAAAAATTCATTAGTGATGTGTTGAATTATTCTTCTTGTTTGAATGCAAAAAAACAAAAAGTTTCTATCGAACACTTCTCGTCAAAAGAAATTCCTGTCATGCTTGAGCTTGTTTTTCTTTTATGCAAAGAGAATCTTCAAGGTTTTATGAACGACTTGCTAGAGAGGATAGGGAAGTTAAATCCCCAGGGGCAAGAGCAAGTCAGCAAATAGAGCCTCCAAAGTTAAAGAATCCTTTGAATTCATATATTTGGAAAGTTGTATTTGAGACAGAACAAAGCTTCTCTGAGGTCTCACAATGGAGTTTAAACAATCTTATTGAGTGCATAGATATACTTGATTATAGAGCAAAAGTTCAAGAATTAAAAGAAAAAGAACAAGATCAAAAGTGATACAATACCTTATGCAACATGTACATAAGGATGAATTATTATGGCAACAGTAAGAGAATTAATTGCAGCAGTTCGCTTTAGGGTTGATAGACAATCAATGATTAGAGCGGAAAGAAGCGTATCGACAGTATCAAGAAGCCTACAAAGCATGCTTACTCGTTTTCGCGCAAGTACTGCTACTGCTTTTGTTCCTCTTCGAAGAGAGCTTGCAAGGGTTCGTGCAGACGCTCAAACGACAGGTCGGACTATGGCGACAAGCTTTTCTCTCCCGCTTGCTTTATTTACAGGCTTTGCTATCAAGGCGGCTTCCGATTTTGAGCTTGCTATGAATAGAGTAAAGGCGGTTAGCGGTGCAACGGAAAGTCAGTTCAAAGCACTTACAGATCAGGCAAAAATGCTCGGTGAAACAACTCAATTCTCAGCGACAGAAGCGGCTCAAGGAATGGGCTTTCTAGCTCAAGCAGGTCTCAGTGTTGATGAGATTGCAAGAGGTATCGGACCGTCATTGAATCTCGCTGCTGCTGGTAATATTGAACTTGCTCAAGCAGCTGATATCGCAACCAACGTCATGACCGGATACGGAAAAAGCGTTGAAGATCTTGGAGAGATTATGGACTCTCTCGCCAAGATACAGTCGATATCGAATACAAATATCACTGAAGCTGGTGAAGCGGCCGCTTATGCTGCTGGTACGGCTGCCTCT